GCGGGTTGTATGAATTTGGCAACGCGGCCAGTCTTGGCACAGACACAAGCGGCAATGGGAACGATGCCACTGTGTCGGGTACGCAGACTCTCGATACGCCGACGAATAACTACTGTACGTTGAATCCTCTGGTGGGTCTTGGTTATTCCACCGATGTAGCTGCGATATATAGCGGCGGCAATCTTGAAGTGTCGGGTAGTTCTGCGTCCTTAAATACGAGACTTGTTAATGGAACACTTCCGGCTTCTGGTTTGTTGTATTTTGAAGATACCTTCGGGGGACGCTCCGCCGCGGGACGTTGGTTTGTGGGCCTCCGCAATGCAGACGAATATGCATTGAACTTTCCGGGCGTAGACTCAAATAGTATCGTATATACGGACAATGGGTATATCTTATATAACAATACTTTTGTTGTCTCCGGTTTAACGACGCCAACTGTAAACGATGTTGTTCAGGTCGCTTATAATACGGATACAGGAGAATTATGGATAGGTCTAAATGGCACGTGGTTAAACTCTGGCGACCCGGAAACCGGCACGAATCCTATTTATACCCAGACACTCGGGGTTCGTGTACTACCGAGCGTAAAAGCTACATTGACGGCTGATGTTCATACACTTAATTTCGGCGCAACAGGATTCACATATACCCCGCCTACTGACTTCCTCGCGCTTTGCTCTAACAACCTGCCTGACCCTATCGTGATGAAGTCGGCACAGGCCGCACAGATTGTCTTGCGGCAAGGAACCGGCGCGGCGGTGGACGTATTGACCCCCGGCATGGAAGGTGGGCCGGATTGGGTGAACATTAAGAGTCGTAGTAATACGCGCTCTTGGAATATGTACGATATTGTCCGGGGTAATGAGAAGGCCATCTTTACTGACTTGATTAACGCTGAGTCAGTTAAGCCGGGTTCAGTTTCGTTTGACGGTGTGGGTTATCAACTTGGTAATCAGTCTCTCTGTAACTTCTTGAGTGAGTCCTATATTGACTTCTGCCTCAAGGCAGGTGTGGACCATGGGTTTGAGATTGTAAAATACACAGGGGACGGCGTTGCAGGCAGACAAATCGCGCATACTTTGGGTAGAGCACCGACATTTATGATTGTTCGCAGAACTAATGATGTGTCAAACTGGCTTGTTTACCATAAAGATTTAGGTGCCACTAAGTATTTAGTTCTTAATAAAGACAGTGCGTCTGGCGCGTCTGCGATTTATTGGAATAATACTGAGCCTACTTCCACAGGCTTTACTGTAGGGGCAGACCCCTCAGTAAATAGAGCCACTGACGAATATATTGCCTACCTCTTCACCGACTCCGACATATTCAAGGCGTTCAGTTATATTGGAAACGGTTTAGTTGATGGTCCGTTTGTAAATCTTGGCGGCAAGTTATTGAGTGTTCCGTTTTGGAAAGACACTCAACTAGGCACTACAGACTGGCTAAACTATGAT